GTAGCTCATGAATTGAATATGTACGATGATTGTGATGATTCAGGTTTAGACGGTGAATCCTTTCGTGAAAACTTGAACGCATACGTATATGCCAACCATTACGATGAACACACAGATGATGTTTATACCAGTTGGCAATTGAATCATTATGAGATAGCGAAGAAAATATTGAAAGAACTTAAAACGGAGAAGCAAAATGGACCGTACAATAAAATTCAGAGGCAAAAGCATATACGATGAAGAATGGCTGTATGGCTCTCTCATTAAGATCGAAAAGGATAGATATGCCGTCATTCCACCCTTAAACGATATCGAAATAGGGAGAAGTATCGGTATGTATGAGGTCTGTCTTGAAACCATAGGCCAGTTCACCGGCTTGTATGACAAGAATGGCAAGGAGATATATGAAGGGGATATCTTATTCATAGGCAACGATGGAGATAAAAATATATACAATAAAGTATCCATAAAAGACGGATGCTTTGGGTATATCGGGGAATGGACCTGCAAAATAATTCCATTTTGTTATTACAGTGTAACGGAAGAGATTGCAGGTAATATCTACGATAACCCGGAATTAATCAAGGAGGAATAAAATGAACAGAGAACTCAATAAATCCCGTTGCCGAGAAAGACTATTAAAGTTGCAAGAGGATTACATTAATAAACTTATAATAAGTCAAATTGCAGATCTGGCTTATTGTAACGGATATAACACAGTGCTTGATGCTGCGGAAAAGGTTTTGAGTAATGAGGATTATTTTAAGATTGTGAAACAATTAGAGAAGGAGTAATAAAATTATGATAGAAAGAAAAGGTTGTAAAGAGTTTCAAGAAACAGGACTTCTCTTGTTTGTAAATCAGTTCTTACATGTTTTTGGTTGGGCCATTGTTATATGTACTGATGAATGTTCTGGAATTACCATTATGTATCCTGCTCGTGTAAAATTTCGAGGATTTGATGATAAAAGTGTAACAGAAGCCTATATAAAGCTATCTGAATACATGAAACAAAATTCAGAGAAACTACTTGAAGAAATCAATAATCGGAAGGAGGAATAGCCATGCTAACAAGTGAAGTATTAGACTTAATCATCAAAATAGCATTGTTTTTTATTAATGCTACAACCGTTGCCTTTATCTTAATCATGATAAGCAAATGGCATGGGCGCATGGAGAATAAGCTGAACGATATACAAATGTATATTCAGCATGTAACGGACCGTAACGACATTGTATACATCAATCAGCTTGAAAGCCTCAAAAGAGAGCTTATAAAGGCTGAGCGTTACGAAGATGTAGAAAAGATAAGCAAGTGCATTGAACAGGAATACGGTCGTCTTAAAAGAAAGATAGATGATCAAAGTAAAAACGAAAGCAATAATAGGAAGGAGAAAATATGAACCAAGGAATAGACTATGACCTTCTGGCGGAATGCTTGAAGGCTGCAATGAAGGTAGAGTATATAAGCAACAGCAGGGAGCTTAAGATGTACGCCTATGCTCTGTACAACGCTCATATGTGGGCGAGAAAAGCAAAATAAAAGAGGACCCCCCGAACCACCAGATAGATCCTCTTTTCTCAATTAATAGTACAAATATACTATTAATTTCTAAACTATAGTACTATGTTTTCAGAAATATCAGAGCTAAAAACAATCAGAGAGCAAAAATCCAGATTGTCAGAAAGAGAATATGAACTATCCACCCCTATAATGTCTGATTTGAATTATATTCCTTCCATATACCAATGTTTTTGTGACATTCTTGATTCCAGGGATTGCCCGGGATACAAAGACAGTGTTCATAACAGAAAAAAGTTTATATTCATCATTTTATTCCTGTATGCTCCTAGTGTTCTTGCAGGGGGAAGAATGCCTAGGGGCCTTCGGGATAAGATTGCAGAATCGGTAAATATCAGCGATAAGACATTTATTTCCCACAATATTGAAACTGTGGTCGTTCTCTACAATAATTATAAAGGGTTTCGTAAGGATATAGAGTATATTTACAGTGAAATTGTATCTCATCTAAGAGATGAGGGTTTAATTTTTAATAAATAGAGATGGCAGCACCAAAAGGAAATCAATTTTGGAAGTTAAGAAGCAAGCATGGGCGTGACATGTTATTTGCCACCCCTGATTTGTTATGGGAGGCTGCTTGTGAATATTTTGAGTGGTGCGATAAGAATCCTTGGAGAGTTGTTAAGAATAAGACAAAAGGAAAAACAAAGGAAAAGGAGGAATCGCCTACACAGCGGCCATATACACTTAGTGGTCTAATGTTATATTGTGATGCTAGTGAAACTTTTTGGAGGGAATTTAAGAAAGCTAATCATGAAGATTTTTTGTCGGTCATTGCACGTATAGAATCTGTAATAGAAACTCAGCAGCTGGAGGGGGCTACTGTAGGAGCCTTTAATGCTAATATAATAGCTCGCAAATTAGGTCTTGCTGAAAAACAAGAAAGTACATTGAATGTAAAAGGGAGTATCCCTGTTCAAGAGTGGATAAAAGCTAGATCAAAAAAGAAATGATAGTGTTTAACATTAAAACTCAAGAAGTCTATAATCCGTTGTATAATAACACGGATAAATTAATAACTCTCATAACCGGTGGTCGTGGAAGTGCTAAAAGTTTTAATGTTGGTACGTTTATAGAAAGGCTTTCATTCGAATCTGGACATAAGATGCTGTACAGCCGATACACAATGACTTCAGCAGATATATCGGTCATTCCTGAATTTCAAGAAAAGATAGATTTAGAGGGAACTAATGATTTCTTTGATATAACTAAAAAAGATATTATCAATACCTTTTCAGATAGTGTAATTATGTTTAGGGGGATCAGAACATCTTCAGGGAATCAAACGGCAAAGTTAAAATCCATACAGGGGCTTACTACTTTTGTGTGTGACGAAGCAGAGGAATGGAATTCAGAAGAGGACTTTGATAAATTAGTTCTCTCAATAAGGCAAAAAGGAATTCAAAATAGAGTAATTATTATTATGAATCCGACCGATTCAAATCACTTTATTTATAAGAAGTACATTGAAAAGACGCACCGATTGGTAGAAATAGACGGTGTACAAGTTCAGATTTCTACTCATCCTAATGTTCTTCATATTCATACTACTTATTTAGATAACATAGAAAATCTTTCTCCTCAGTTTATCCAAGAGATGAAACGTATGAAAGAGGAAGAACTGGAAAAATATGCCCATGTAGCTATTGGAAGATGGTCTGATGTTGCAGAAGGTGCAATCTTTAAACGATTCGAAATTGTAGATTCTATACCCGATTATGCTAAGAAGAGAGGCATTGGATTAGATTTTGGATATTCAAATGACCCATCCGCGGCTATTGAATGTGCGCTTATTGATAATGACCTATATCTTGATGAATTGTTTTACAGGACCCGGATGCTATCTGGGGAAATTTCGGATTCTCTTAAGCCATTTAGGCTAAAAGTAATATCGGAAAGTGCAGACCCAAGATTAATACAAGAAATATCAAACTCAGGCATTCTTATTTATCCGGTAGATAAGTCAAATATAAACTCTAAAAGTTCAATTCTAGCAGGCATAGATAAAATGTTAGAATTAAACTTGAAAGTAACTAGAAGGTCATATAATCTTTTATATGAGTTAAGGAAATATACATGGGATAAGGATAAGGATGGTAATTATATAAATAAACCAATTGATAAATATAATCACGCACTTGATGCTGCAAGATATTGGGTATTGGGAGAAGTATTAGGAAGAATCTTAAAACCAAAACAATACAATAAAGACGATTTAGGACTATATTAAAATAAAAGATATGAATTACATTGAGGCTATATTCAATTTACTGCGTAACAAAACGCTTAATTCTTTAGGAGTTGAACGGGATTTAATGAGGCTTATCCAAGACAGGGATATAAGCCAGGTTATCTCGCTGCTTCAAGATAGAGATATTGATGTAAATGAGGCTATTGCCGAGTACAATCCGGAGTTTCATAAGGTCAACAGTCGCCCAGATAAGCCGCGTAAAGGCAAAGAACCTTATAGAACAGAAAAGCTACCTCGGACAAGACAAAGGTATATCAATGAAGTAGAGTTATTCTTCTTGTTGGGTAATCCTATAAAATGGAAGAACGATGTGGAAGGTACAGATGAAGCGTTTGAGGCATATAACGAGTTTCTTCAGAATACTAGGTTTCACACAACAATGAGACAAGCAAAAAGGCTGGCCGGCGCAGAAACTGAAAGTGCAAAAGTATATCATATATTTAATGATAACGGAAAGCCGGGAGTAAAGGTTTTGGTCATATCCAAATCTAAGGGATATACCCTCCGTCCGCTTTTCGATCAATACGAAAATATGATTGCATTTGGATATGGGTACAATTTGAAGGAGGGCAATAGAACAGTTGAGCATTTTGATATAGAAACGCCATCCTACATATTCCGATGCAAAAGAGCAAATATTGGGTGGGAAGTTGAGCCGTTGGTTAATCCATCTGGTAAAATCAATGTAATTTACTATAAACAGGATAAAGCTTGGTACGGGACACAGCCTAGATGTGACAGGGAGGAACATATTGATTCCAAAGCCGCTGATACTAATAATTATTTTGCAGACCCGAAAGTAAAAGCAACGGCAGATGTTCTCCAGTCTTTATCAGATCCAAGCATGGTTGGGGAAGTAATCCAAATGCAAGACAAGAACAGTGCTATTGACTATCTAGCTCCTCCTGAATACTCTTCAATGAAAGATAGTGAAAAGGAAGACCTGAATAACTCTATTCTTTTCGATTCATTTACCCCAGATTTCTCATTCGAAAATATGAAGGGTATGGGAACACTATCCGGAGAGGCTTTAAAGCGTGCTATGACGTTAGGATACATTAAAAGGGACAATCTAAAAGAGATTTACGATATCCTTGTAGACCGGGAAAAGAACCTTATCCTGGCTATTATGATGAATGTTACCCATATCCATCTGAGAAACCAGTTATCCAAGCTGAAGATTACCCACGAATTTGCAGAACCATTCAATGAAGATAAGGAGAAGCAATGGGCAGCTATCGGTAAGCTATATTCTGATGGAATTATCTCTCTTGATCTGGCTGTTACTATGCTTGCTTTGACGGATGCTCCACAGGAAGAGATAGAGCTTATAAAGAGTGAAAAACAGGCTTCGTCAAATGGGAATACATCTTCTAAATCAGACAAACAGACCAAAAATGAGACTACTTAGTCAGAAAAATCACGGGGATTATACAAAAATAAGAGGAAAAATAGGACAATCCTGCCTCGAAGCAAGGGTGGGGTAGCAATATTTTACAGAGTGAGGCATGGTAGGAATTTGTGTATTGATATTTTACTAAACAGCCCACTTGAAAGTGGTAAGGTTATGGTAAGGGTAATTAAGCAATAACGGCAAGATTACGGCAAGGCCTTTTGATAAAAGCCATAGATAAGAGGAGTTGCTATCTCCTCCTCTTATCTATTCCAGCATTGTTGATGATCCTGTAAATCGTCTGCTCTGACTTTACCCCGGTTTTTGACATTATCTCTTTGATCTTTCCTCCTGACAGATACAGGTCTATCACCTGTTTTTCCTGCTCTTCGGTGATCTGTTTCCCGTTCCGGAGAGGGATCTCCCTTCTCCTTAAGATCGCCATCACGGTTGTCTGGGAGATGTTAGCATACGTCGCTATCTTTCTAAGTGTCCAGCCATCCTTATATTGCTGACAAACAAGCAGTTCTTCTCGGTCTGTGATAATCTTTCCTCTTTTTTTACTCACTTTTTCCATGTTGTTTATTTTTTTTGTTTTACAAAGAATTTACAAGCAGTCTGTACGCAGATTCTTTAGCTGACAAATGTTTCTCTTCGTTTTCATCGTCATCACACCAATCCCAGATTTCAGAGTCAGTACAATGCACTGATGTACCCAAACCGCTTAATACATACTGTCCGTAACCTGTTTTCTCGATAGTAATTGTCTCGTTGTTAAATTCAAACGTCTTCATGATCTTTATGTTTTTAGTTGTTAATACCTTGTTTATTATTTTGATGTTACAAAGATAGTAGTTAATGTGATATGCTCCAAATAAAAAGAGAGAAATATTGTGATTTACTACATTATTTAACGTTAGGGCATAAAAAAGGGTAGCCCTAAAGCTACCCTTTCCCGCTGATTGGCGTCAACTTCAGTGTCGGACCGAAATCCCCTGACTTACTCTTTATTTATAAACTCTTGTAGCACCTTGTTTGTCTCGACAGCGAGTGCGGACATCAAGAATCCGTCTTTGCACATTTCACGTACTTGCCCGAATATCCGCTTTAAATTGGATTCCATGCCTTCTTTTGGATTATATACCACTTCTTCTTTCCCGTAAGGTATCAGACCTCCGTATGTGCTTCCGTGCTTTTTTCTGCCATTCTTTAAGTTTTCCTGTAGCGACAGGTTAAACTCTTTGACTTGCTTCCTTACGATGCGTTCTGCGTACTTGGTGCAACGCTCTGATCGTAGTTTTTCTTCCATTTCGTTGAAGGCTGCGATGTATGCTTCCTTGAACTGGGCGGCTACCTTTCCGGTGAAGCCCATGGCGAGGAAGGTGAAGCCGTCACGGGTCATGTAGTACATGGGATATGTTTTGCTTACATTCCCATTTTTCTTTGTGTACTCAGAAGGCGCAAAATTGCGCTCTCTGAATAATATGCTACAATCCAGCATTTTAATCGCTTTCAGTACATCCTTATGTGCCTTCCTAAAGTACTCCGCAACCACCAAAGAAGAGGTCACGGCTTGACCGTTTTTCGCTTCTACCAATTTATCGGTAGACCATAATTCCAAACTTTTTGTTTCCATAATGTTTCTATTTAATGTGTTGATACTATCGTGTCGCTCTTACTTAGCACATGAAAAACCTGTCGTTATCGTCACCGAACAACTTGTATCCGGCAAACAGGCTTAAAACGATGATTGTCATTTCTATCATATCCGTATATTTTAATAGTTAATCTCCTACGTAATGTGCGCCCATGTAACCTCTGCTACTAGGATTATAGATTTCCCCCGAGAAGTTATATCTTACCACCTCTGCCGGTCTACTGTTTTTAAGAGATTCTAGTCTCTTTTCCTCTTCAGCTTTGCGTTTTGCGTCCGCTTCCTGTCTGGCTACGTCCAATTTGGCAAGTCTCCAAGTTGATTTTAGGACCTCGCCGAAGGTTTTACCTTGCTTCTTACCTACATACTTGTAGGTTCTATGTGCGGTGCGCATTATTTCTGATAAGTTGTAGCGTTTCATATACCTATATACTTTTGATGTTTATTTCTGATGCAAATATACATATTAAGTTTATTGTAATATTGAATATCTAGTTAAATAAAGTGAAATGATAAACTTTTAATGTTTATGATTGATGGAAATAAACATATAGGGTTATATTTGCATAGAAAAACCAATAAACATTTAAAGTATATGGAAATAAGACTAAAAGAGTTATGTCAATTAAAGGGGACTACTCAAAAAGAATTAGCTGCTAAATTGGATGTAACGGAAATGACATTGAGTAGGGCATCAAAAGGGAACACATCTATTCAATTACTTGAAAGAATTTCAGAAGAACTGAATGTTGAGATATGGGAACTATTTACAGAAGCCAGAGATAGTCGAGATTTTATGGCAATAGTTAAGGACGGAAAAAACTATTATAACGCCACAACTTTAGCCGAATTAGAGAGGATTGTGGCTGAAATCAAAGAAAAATAGGCCTTATCAATGAAAAGTGTGTTATTTATTTGTTGATATTGTTTTTTTAAGTATATATTTGCCAAATAATTGTAAAACACTAAAATACACAATCATGAAAAAGATCTTGTTTTTGTTATGTTGTACAGTACTATTTACGTCATGTATGACAATCTGCTCCAAGTCTAATCAAGGCATTACTTTCACGGGAGAAAACGGTATTAAATTGTATGATGGTACAAATAATGTAAAGTTGGGAGAAATAAAGGAAGGTAATTCGGTAACTGTAAATATCAAAAAGAAAATGGCTGATAAAACAGTTATTGCCAAGAAGGAAGGATATGCCAACACTCCTATGGTGATTGAATCAAACTTTAATACTAAAAGTTTATGGAATATTCTTTTTTGGCCGGGTTTTCTAATTGATTTAGGAACTGGGAAAATGAATAAATACGATCCGGTTATATACAATATTGATATGGAAAAAGAAAAATAATATTTTCCCGCCCCGTTCCAATTAAGGTTCGGGGCTTTTTATTTTCCAAAAGTTAAATTTTCATATTGCGTTGAAATATCCAGCTATGAAAGTTGTATTATTGTATAACTTTTCTTATCTTTGTTCCATGAGAAAGATAATCACATATAAAACCTATTTCAGCGACTTCATTAAGAAGTTATCCAAGGATGAAGTAAATAAAATACGTCGTGCATTAGACTTGTTTAAGGTAGAAGATAAAATGCCACGACATTTTATAAAGTTTATACGTGATGGAGTTTATGAGTTCCGTGTAAATTATGGAAACAATGAATTCCGTATTTTTTTCATATATGACGGTGACACTATTGTGGTTCTTTTTAATGCATTCAAGAAGAAGACGCAAAAGACACCAAATAATGAAATAGAAAAGGCGTTAAAATTAAAGGAGGAATATTATGGAACTAAAAGAAATCAGTAAAGACATCTATGATGTAGATGCTTGGTTGGACGAAGGTCTTGGGAAAGAAGGTACTCCCGAGCGTGAAAAAAATCGAGAAAAGGCATGGGAGGAATATAACGCCCAAATACTCCTTGAGGCCCGAAAAAATGCACGTCTTACGCAGTCAGAACTTGCTAAGCGTATTGGAGCTGACAAAGGCTATATTTCAAGGGTTGAACGTGGGCTAACAGTTCCTACTGTTGCTACATTGTATAAAATAGCCTCTGCTATGGGGCTAACAGTGGAGTTGCGTCCCGCATAAATATGCTGTAATGGGAATAAACAATCATCAAAAAATAAATCATGGAAACATCAAACCAATACTCCGAACTATCTGTTCATTGCGGTAGCAACACGGACAGCATGGAAAAGCTAGTAGATATATGCAAAGAAGAAGCTGATAAGCTAGCTGAAACTTTATCACTTATCGAAGGTGAGGAAGTGTCCGTCCCTTTTTGGACATCAGGCCCAGGATTCCCCGAACTAATCTGCACCGGGGTATTTAAAAGGAACGACAGCGGAAAGATCTGCTACGATCTAGACTTTTCGGAATCAGTTTTGTAGTCCACCTCCCTAACCAGTCTTCGCCCGCCGGAAGGTGGGCTTTTTTTGTTTCTGACTAGTCAAAACTAGCCAAAACTATTAAAAACTATTAAAAACCGATAGTATAAATAGTTAATCTGCTAATCAATCAATCAATCTTGATTTGTATTATTTATATTTGCAACATCAAAATAGCGTATCAAAGTTGTGTTACGAACAAAGATATAACTAATTCTGTTAGTGATACTATAAGTAGTACTCATAGAAAGTTTATTTTAATTCATCTGAAATGGGAAATATAAAGTTAAAATCGAAAAAGACTAGTTTTTTAAAAAAAGACTCTTCTACTGATGTTAGAAAAAACAATTCTAATATTAAGTTTGTATTGACTGACGTTTCCAAACAAGAACTTGAGAAGAGAAGAATTCCTGTATATTCTTTTGTTATTTGAAATATAATCTATAGAAAGTAATCCGTAAAACATAAATTAAACCAAGAAACTAATGGGAAGTGAACTTAAAAGAGGAGTATGTAAAAAGACTCTGAAAAGAAAGGGAACTCGCATATTAAAAACTAAAGGCGAGAGACTTGGTTGGGGACCATTAGACAATGAAAAAGAGGTTCCCTTGAGAACTATTGTCGGAGAAGGGAGTGTAGTTAGTACCTCATGCTGTTTTGTCTCTATTAGTAGAAGAGTGATTTTATAATGCTTGATAATATATCTCCGTACAAATGCTATTTTATACAAAAAGCGTCTCCCTCTAATGGTGACGCTTTTGATTTTTCATACATATATAAGTTCTATACAGATAGAACAGATAAATATCAACGTTTAAAATATATCATAAGGGTAGAAGCGCATGATTCTGTTTTTGCTTTGAAATTTTATGCTGCAAGAGACAGAAAGTTGGATAAAAAGTATAATCGTATTCTTCAAGCTCATGGATATACTAATTCTTTAAGAATATTTGTAACATGTGCCTATTTGGTTCCAGAAATTCTTAAAAAGCATCCTAATGCTTCGTTTGCCATAAATGGAGCAAGTAGTATTGATATATATTCTCGTAAAAGAGAGGGAAAATATGATAACCAAAGATTCAGAATATACAAAGTAATATCCAATATTTTGTTTACTAGAGATAAATTTGAACATTATGAATTTAAGGAAATCAGTTCTTATCTAATGGTAAATAAAATATGTGGAGATGTAAATACAGAAAAAGATCGAATCAAAGAAATGTTCTTGGATAGATATGAATTTAATTTATAAAGGAATAATACAATAAAACAGTAGATATATAATAAACTAATCCATGTTGTAATTATGACATATCCTATTCAAGATACTCCTGAAATTAAAGGAGAAGATGCCAAAAGATTCAGAAAAGGTCTTTTGGAATCTTTGACAAAGAAACTCACGCCTGAAGAAAAGGATGCTAAGAAGAAAGAAATTAAAGAGATGGAAGAAAATTACAATTTATTAGTATCAATCTCAGGTGGGACATTCTATTGATTTTTGGCAAATGTACAAATCATTATTAGAATTTATAAAGGCGGACTAACATCCGCCTTTCTTTTTGCCTTTCCTTTATTCCCCAATCTATTTCTTACTCCTCACCACCATTATCACCAATTGTCCTCTGTTTTAGCAGGATTATTATCTATTTTACCACAATTGGCGAATTGTGGTTCATTCGCAATCTGATAATTTTCATATAGACCCACCGCATTGTATTTTTATGCTGATTTAAAAAGATTTGCATAAAAGAACTAATCATGAAAGAAAAAATTTTCCAGGCTTTAAAACTAGCTTATTCAAATCTAGGGTTAAGCGATGAAATTTTGCAGGGACAGGCCGATGCTTTATCTGCATCTGGTCTAGTAACTGACGATAATTTAGCAACTGTTGTACAGGGGCAAAAAGCGTTTCTAACCTCTCTTCAGAGCGGTATTGACAAACGGGTAACCGATGCGGTCAATAAAGCAAAGGAGAAAGAGGCTGCTAGTGGGGGCGAGCAGAACAAACAGCAACCAGAAAACGAGGAGCCGGAGTGGTTCAAAAAGTACAAGGCTGAACAGGAGCAGCGTTATTCCACGTTGAAAACTGAGAATGATGCTTTTAAAGCTGAGAAGTCACGTGCAGAAAGAAACAGTCTGATCTCTTCAAAAGCAAAAGAACTGGGTATTCCTGAATGGCGAATGAAAGAAGGCTTTGCTATTACTGACGAAATGGACGAAACGGCAATTACTACATATCTTTCAGGCATCAAACAGAATATTGTTACCGCAGGGCTTGAAACAAAAGATTCGGCATTCCCTTTATCCACTCCAGCTGAAAAAGGCAAGGAAATGGCTAAACAGTGGGCGGAAGGATTGCCAGATGCTAATTAAAAACAAATACTATGGCTATTGAATTTGAAAAAGGACAGATTAAAGGTGGATTCCCCGTGTTTTGGAGAGGTGAATGCAAAGTTCTCCCTGGGGATTTCAAACTCACGCAGACGTTTCCTGAAGGTACTTTGATCAGAAAGGGTACTCCAATTGCGTTGGATTTTGCAAAAATGGAGTGTACAGTATGTAAAGCTGTAAAGATCGTGTCTGGAGGAACTACTTCTGCTCCGAGAGTCGTAAAAGGAAGCTTGGTACAGATTGGAGATAAGCTGAAGATTGGTGATAATGAGCAGACAATTAATAACATTGATAAATCGAACGCTGATTATGATGTTGTGACATTGGCTGCTGCACTGACAGGAGCTACAGCTAATGCAATTGCTGTCGTTGGGACAGATGTGCCAAATGCGGTGGTAGAAACAGACAAGGAGTATAAAACCAATATGGATTTTCAGACTGTTTCTGCAGGTTATGATGTGATTATTCTGAAAGAAGTAGCTTATCCGATGCCAGAAGATTGGCTTTTGGGCGGATGGTGCATGAAGAATAATCCAAGTATTAAATATGTAAGACAATAAGCTATGCCGGGATTATTTTACAGCTCTATTTTTGGCGAACTGACCAAACAGGTACAGATTCGTATTGATGCCGCTTCTGAATTGAGAAAGCGTTTGTTTGACCAGAATATATATGAACGATATTTGACGTGGGATATCCCCACTATTGGTCTGAATTTTGAGGAACTGATCGGACAGTATAATCTGAGCGTTGCAGCCGCGACTTTGGACTCCAAAGGTAAAGAACCTATCATGGGAACCGAGGACCTTGAAACATTGAAGGAGAAGGTTCTTACTCATCAAATGAGTTATTCTATGCCTATTGAGGATTATCGCAAAGTTCTTCAGATCCTCGACTCTCGTATGCTGACGGATGATCAGAAGACTCAGCAATTAATCAATCTTATGTGGAACAATGTCACAAAGGTGGTTAATTCTATACAGTCCAAACTGGATATTATCTTCTTGGGTGCCCTTTCAAACAAGGGAGTATTTACTTTTGATGAAAACAACAATCCCGAAGGTGGTGTAAGAGGCACAATTAATTATAAGATGCCATCTGAAAACATCGCTAAAACTACGGTCGATTGGGTGCAAGGAAATGAAAACACTGTAGACTGTTTTGAAGACTTGCAGGAGATTTTGGACGCTGCTCAGGATAAAGTCACATTTGACAAGATTCTTATCTCTCAAAAGAGACTGTCTTTTATTCTTCGTAACAAGAAGATGAAACAGGTGATCTTCGGTACAGATAAGATGGGGACTCCTCTGCTGCTTGGAGGATTGAATGAATTCATGCGTCAAAACGGGTTCCCGGAATTCGAAATCATCAGACGTACTACCCGAATCCAAAACAACGGTAAATTGACGGATTATCAACCGTGGAATGACAAAAACCTTGTCTTTATTCCTGCCGGTAATCTTGGAGTTATCAAAAATGCTTATGCAGATAACGAATTGAGACGGGAACCGGGTGTTACTTACTCAAACTACGGAAGAATCCGGGTATCTCAATGGGGTAAGGGAGAAACTGACAATTCGAACGGTGTTGAGTTTACAAAGGCTCAGTCATTGTCATTGCCGGTTATCACTGAAATTAACGGTATCTACTCATTGACTGTTGAATCGTGACAACAGGTGACTACATAAAGCAATGTTTTTCTCCGCTTGGTGATATATCAGATGCTGGAGTAGAAAAGTTCGCGTTGGGGCTGGGGCTTGATCCGGGCTCCGATGTGGACATTAATACAAAAGTGAAGATATCCGGTTCGGTGGACAAGTTTATGGATAAGATACTTGTCCACCCTACCTCTGTCTCAGAAAATGGCTTTTCTAAGTCCTGGGGTGCTGATACATTGCTGAACTATGCAAAATATATGTTCAGGTTGTATGGCATAATTCCCAATGACGAGACTGCTTCTTTGGTCGGAATAAGTATCATTAAAGACGCATCTAATATTTGGTAGTATGTTAGAAGAGACTCCACATAAACTGCAAATGCAAGTTATTACTCCAGAAGAGAATGACGAATATGGCCGGCTAGTTTCAGGAACAGGCGGAGAATCTTGGCAGGATGTAGCTGACTGTTTCTGCCATGACAATTCACAGCAGAAGGAAGTGTCGGTAAACGGTGAGCGTTGGGTTTATAACTATCATGTTGTCTACGAGGGAAACAAGATTCCTCTAGGAAGCTGTGTAAGATGCTTGGATTCCGACGATAATACTGTTGGAGAAGGTGAAGTGAAGAAAAATGCCGAGTGTTATTCGGAAGAGTTTAAAGGTAGATGTGATATTTGGATATGATTGCAACAACAGACATCGCGAACATAATATTTAAGGATTGCAAGTCTTTTGGAATTTCTGAAGTATACCAGAGAGGTAATATACCTGAAGGTAAGGTAAATGCTGAAAGGATTGTAGTTTATCCCAAGACTCAACAGCCCGATACCTATTGGGAAAGAGGATACGTTGAAGTTAATCTTTGTGTTCCTTTATCGAGATCGGGGAAGGCCAATTTGATTCGTTTGAATGAATTGGAGAGAAAGGCTAAAGAGATGTTCAAAGATGGAGTTGTAGGGCAATATGACGGTTCATGGTATCGGTATTCTTCTGAAACTATCGGAATAGAGGAAGATAAAGAGTTATGTTGTTACTATGTGAATGTGAAATTATTATTTGAAGTATTAAACGTAAATTAAAAAGATATGAAACCGTTTATAGGAATTAAAAAGATTTGGTACGGTGATGTTATTACTTCTGCTGTAACTAAAACTAGCCTTAAAACCTGGTTAGGTACTGCTACAGAAGTTGAGAACTCTCATCAAGATACTTGGGCGTATACGGAGGATGATCCTACCTATACCGACTACATTAACGAGTTGAATGGTAGCATCTATTATCGTGATGTGACGCAAAAAGGGGCTAAAACAATTGCTTTCACTATGGGCGTTTTCTCCTTTGATGACAAGGTAGATCTGCAAGGTGGTGAAAAAGTTGATACAGACGCAGGATGGGCCGCTTCTGATACTCCGGGGATTATCAATAAAGCCGTTGTTGGACAGACGAAGACTGGAAACTATATTGTATTCACCAATGCTGCGGTCATTGCTAAGGGAAATGCTGTGGAAAAGAATATCGGCTTGGGAGTAACAGCTGTTGCTATGGAAAATCCTAGCGCTGGCGTGAAGAGTGACTATATGTTCGACGGAGAAAAAGTAGA